GTATAAACAAGAGATTGCGGCAAAATTCTTCGGAAGATTAGTAGATATTTTAAAGCAAGAAAGAATAGAAGCAGATAAGAAAGTCCTAGCAGAACTAATCAATAAGCATTTTCCAGATTGGAGAAGAGTATTAAATGAGTGTCAGAGATACTCTGTTAGTGGTAAAATAGATAGTGGTATACTTGCACATTTTTCTGACGTAAAAGTAAATGATCTCATTAAAAACCTCAAGGAAAAGAATTTTCCAGAAGTACGTAAATGGTGTGTCAATAACTTGGACAATGATCCTTCTGTATTATTGCGTCGTATTTACGATAGTCTTTACGAATCCTTGGTCCCTAATTCTATTCCTGCCGCCGTTCTTATTCTTGCTAAGTATCAGTACCAAATAGCATTTGTTGCTGATCAAGAGATAAATATGCTGGCATGTCTTACAGAAATTATGGTGGAGTGTAATTTTAAATGACACCTCTAGAAGAAAAGATCAAAGCAGCTGAAGAACGGATTAAAGAACTTCAGCGTCTCATCGAACATTGGAAGAAACAACAATGATTTTTATTAATTTAATCCCCCACGGAAATCTCACTCCTGATCAAGGATTTATACTCTTTATTGGGTTATTTCTTTTTAGTTTAGTAGGGTATGGCATTTATCTTACATGGGGAGCAGGGAAGACTGATTTAAGAGATCCTATTGATGAACATGCAAAGATGCATGAACTAGGAATTGCACATGGTCATGGTGGAAATAAAGAGGCATATGAGGTGTCGGGTAAATTAAATCACAAACATGAGGATTGAGACTAGAGAAGCAATGGAAATGTTGTTTTCTGCTAAATGGAACTTGCCACAAGCAGCAAAACATTGTAGACTAACACATAAGGAAATGAAGATTACCTTTAGTGAGTATTGTGCTTTACATCAACCAACTTATACCAATTTTGATAATGCAATTCAGTTGCATTTAAATTATGATTATTAGTGAAATAGATTCTTTATGGGCTGCTGATCAATTTATTAATTACTTTAAAAGATTTAATACTATTGAGGATTATATTCGGGTAACTAAAGAAGCAGCAGTTAATGCAAGGGGGAAGTCTATAGTTTCATTGAAGGATGAGTTTTTTAATGATGATATCCATCCTGAAGATATGGATTTTGAGGTTAGATTTGTTGGAGAGAGATTTCAACAGTCTGTGCCTCAAGCATATTATCATGAACTTTTAACGGCAACTTCTTCAGCAGTTATTGAAAAGAATATTCCTGGTAGAGAATTACGTTGGATAGTATATGAAAAGAATAGTAAGAAAATAGTTGGATTTATTAGGTTTGGTTCTCCTACTATCAATTCTAAGCCAAGAAATGAATGGTTAGGTCAACCAGCAAACCTTTCTATATTCAATCGTCATGCTGCTATGGGATTTGCTATTGTTCCATCTCAACCTTTTGGATATAATTTTCTAGGAGGTAAACTTCTTGCACTAATGTGTGTATCTCATTTTGCAAGAGAACATTTAAATAAAGTATTTAAGAAAGATATCGGATGGTTTGAGACTACATCATTATATGGTTCTACGACTTCTGCTTCTCAGTATGACGGTCTTAAACCATTTATAAGGTTTAAAGGACTAACTGACAGTAAATTTCTTCCTTTACTTCATGATACAGCATTTCATATCCTTCATAATAGATTTACTTTAATTAATAATAATAATCCCGTAACTCCTAGTTATGTTTCATCTAAAAAAATGAAACGACAAACTAAGATGATTGCGTGGACTAAAAAATCATTAATAGAGCATGGTCAGGATGAAAAACTTGAGGAGTTTAATGCTGTAATTAAGAATGCATTTACTCTTACTCAAAGGAAAAGGGCTTATACATCGGATTATGGATATGGAAATGTTAGGGAAGTCTTACTCGGTAAGCAAGATAAGTTAATACCTGGACCTAATTGGGATAAATTTTACCTAGATAACATTATATCTTGGTGGAAAAAGAAAGCAGGTAAACGTTATGAGAAACTTAAAAAAGAAGGAAGGTTCAGAACTGAGGTCGAACTCTGGACAGAAGATGACAACATTCAAATAATACGATGAGTTTAGATTCTGAACACGTAAATGATCTATGGGAAGACATGGATCGTCTTAATGCTCTTTATGAGGAACTCCTATGGGATCATGATGATGTATTGGAGTTTGTGGCCGATTATAAGAATAATCAGATCATAATTAGAAATAGGAGTGCGGATGAAAGAGATGAAAAATAATATTGTTTATTACTCATATAAAGTAAGTCGGCATGATCATGTAAACGATCATGAATTAAAACGTTTTGATCATAGTATTAGTTCCCTTAGGAGGTTTAATAATGAAATACCTGTTTATTTGTTTTGCGATGACCCTGAGCTTATTCCCCCTTATTTCTCTTTGGAATATGATGTAAGAGTTTTACCTTTTGAGAAAGCACATACTCATGGAATGGTATTCATTTATAGATGGTATAATCTTCAGTTCTTTGATAAGAGAAGTGGAGAGTTTGATAATGCTAATATTTTGTATGTAGATTCAGATACTCTCTTCTATGGAGATGTTCAATATCTTTTTGATCATTATAACTATGCAGAGGTATTCGGTAGAGAAGAGTTTGGTTTCCGACATGATCCTAATACTGGTGGTGGAAAGGGTATAAGGAAAGCACTTGATTATGTGGATCAATGTATTGCAGAAGCTGGTGGATCAACTCACGTATACAAATATTGTATGGGTGTGATGTTATTTAATAATGGACTTCATTTAGATATCATAGATCGTTTGGGTGAGTTAGTGGAGTTGATGTTGAAGATAAAGGATAGAAAGATTCCTTATCCTGTACCTAATCCTCGTATATACGATGAATATGCTATGTGGGTCATATTGAGTAGGATAGGGGTTATAGGAGGTCTCTTTGGGGTGCAGGACGTGACTCAGGGATATGTAGAGCAGAAGCATGAAGAGTTCTTTAATCCTATTGTTTTACACTATACAACTAAAGGTGAGCAAAAACTTGCTGAAGAGGATGAAAAATATAGCAATCTCTTAAGAGATGTTGATGAATTTAGTGAACAAATTGATCCTTACCATATGTTATGACTGAACTAAAAGATTGGCTTAATTCTATTAATTTTACTAAGGAGAATCTTATTGAAGATCCTTCTGCGATAAAAGATTATGCTCCTTATGTTATTAATCGTTGTTTATCAGGCAACCTTGATTCTATAATGTATGCTAATGAAATGAATAAATACTCTTTCCTCCAGAAGGACATGCAATATTCATTTTATCTAAATAGTCTCAGGAAAAAGAAGAGATTCAGTCCCTGGCTCCGTAAGGATAAAGTCACAGACCTCGAAATCATTAAACAATACTATGGTTATAGTAACGAAAAGGCATCTAATGCTTTGAAAATATTAACCCCTGAACAAATTAATTACATTAAACAACGACTTGATACTGGAGGAATGAAATGACTACTACGGTAGAACCTGAAGTAAGTTGGTCGCAAGACCAAATGGTAGAAGTACTTCTTAACGAACCTGATGATTTCTTAAAGGTTAGAGAAACTCTAACAAGAATTGGTGTAGCATCAAGAAAGGAAAAGAAATTATATCAGAGTTGTCATATATTACATAAGCAAGGAAGATATTTTATCGTACATTTTAAAGAACTCTTTGCATTGGATGGTAAACATGCTAATCTCACTGCTAATGACGTACAGCGTCGAAATCGCATTGCTCGGTTACTTGCTGATTGGGGACTTATCTCTATAGTAAAGTCTGAATCAGTTGCTGATATTGCACCTCTTAATCAGATTAAGGTTTTATCTTATAAAGATAAGGGTGATTGGATACTAGAACAGAAGTATAATATAGGAAAGAAAGGAAAGAAAGAGGAAACCGAATAAAAATGTAGGGGATTCAACATCCCCTTTTTTGGATCTTCATGGTTAAATAGTAGTGTACGCTTCGGGTACAAAACTTACACTCGCTTTTAAAGGAGAACCATGAACACACTAGCACGATACCATGCTGCCAATCTTCCAGAATTAATGGAGAAGATTACTAAGAACAGCATAGGGATGGATGATTATCTGAATAGTTTTTTTAATTCAGATTTCCCACAAACTAATTATCCACCATATAATTTAATACAGTTGAATAATCATGAGTCGAAACTCGAAATTGCACTTGCGGGGTTCAAGAAAGATGAACTACAAGTCTATACGGAGTTTGGAAAACTATATGTCAAGGGCGAGAAAGAAGAATCAGAAGTTGATGGAACGTTTGTCCACAAAGGATTGGCCCAACGAAATTTTGAACGAGTTTGGACGGTCTCCGACGATACGAAGGTTGGATCCGTCAAGTTTGAAGATGGACTCCTCACCGTGGAGTTAAAGAAAATAGTTCCAAAGCATCATTCTAGAAAAGAGTATCTTTAAATTACATGGGGTCTTTACAGACCCCTTTTTTATTGCTATAATTACTAAAGGTAAAAATATGCTATGACAATTAAGTTATTGTTATTAAAATCAGGAGAGGATATTATCGCAGATGTCACTGAAATGGCAGTTGGTGAGAAAGATTCTCAAAGGGTTATTGGTTATTTTGTAGAGAAACCTGTTGTTGTTAAGTTAAAAGATTCTCATTTAGTTGAGGATGATAATAAAACATCATTGCAGGTATCTCTATATCCGTGGATGCCATTAACTAAAACTGAGAAGATTCCATTAAGTTTGGAGTGGGTTGTAACTATGGTAGACCCTATAGATAAATTAAAACAAATGTATGTTGAGGACATCGTAAACTATGGACAAGATAATCAAAGTGATAGCACTAGCGAATCATCACAATCTGATAAGTGAAATTGAAGAGGTAGGTTCTGCGGATATTGGAGAACCTGATTGTAAATTGATCAATCCATTTGTTATTAATACAGAAACAGGTCAGACTGTTTTGGAACCATTTTTAACAAGTGTCACAAGAGATACTACATTTATGATGGGTTCTGATAAGATACTTACATTGGCAGAACCCACACCAACCCTACTTGAAAAATATCAAGACCTTCTTAAATAATGAAATTCTACACCAATGTCCAACTAATCGGTAACCAGTTTTTGGTCCGTGGAGTTGAGAATGGTAGAAGGTATGAACATCGTGACGAGTTCTTTCCGACTCTATTTGTCAAATCTAAAGGAAAAGCTAAATATAAAACGTTGAGTGGAGAATCAGTTGAAGCAATTAATCCAGGTACGGTTAGGGACTGTCGTGACTTCTATAAGAAGTACGAAGATGTTGAGGGATTTGAGATATATGGGAATGACAGATATATTTACCAATATATCTCAGAGAAATACCCTGATGATGAGATCAAGTTTGACATATCTCAGATTAAACTTGTTACTTTGGATATTGAAACTACGTCTGAGCAGGGTTTCCCTAATGTGGAATCGTGCGTCGAAGAGATTCTGGCAATCACAATCCAAGACTATACAACTAAGCAGATCATTACTTGGGGAAGTAAACCTTTTGTTAACAAACAGAAGAATGTAACTTATCATCATTGCCCCACTGAGTATGAATTACTTACATCATTCATAAACTATTGGATGCAAGATGTTCCAGATGTGATTACTGGATGGAACATACAGTTATTTGATATACCTTATATTTGTAAGAGATTAGATAGAGTTCTTGGTGAGAAGTTGATGAAGAGATTCTCACCTTGGGGACTTGTAAGTGAAAATGAAATTACTATTATGGGTAGAACTCATACCACATTTGATGTTGGTGGTGTGACTCAACTTGATTATATGGATCTTTATAAGAAGTTTACTTATAAAGCACAAGAGTCTTATCGATTGGATTATATTGCTAAGGTAGAACTTGGTCAGCAAAAATTAGACCACTCTGAGTTTGAAACTTTTAAGGATTTTTATACTGGTAATTGGCAAAAGTTTATTGAGTATAATATAATCGATGTGGAACTTGTTGACCGTTTGGAAGACAAGATGAAACTGATTGAACTTGCATTGACTATGGCATATGATGCTAAGGTCAATTATAATGATGTGTTCTATCAGGTACGGATGTGGGACACGATAATTTATAACTATTTAAAGAAGAGGAACATCGTTATTCCTCCTAAGAATAGATCTCAAAAGAACGAAAAATACGCAGGTGCTTATGTCAAGGAACCGAAACCAGGAAAGTATGATTGGGTGGTTAGTTTTGACCTCAACAGTCTGTATCCTCACCTTATTATGCAATATAACATTTCCCCAGAGACCCTCAGGGAGACTAGACACAGTAGT